AGATCCAAACAATACTGCGTTACTGTTGGTATTCAGTGAAAAAGATGCTGGACGTTTAAAAACAGGTGGCTATTTACGTATGTATAAAGACGGTAAACAATTAACATCAAGTGATGAGGCAGGTTATATATACACTGTACCTGTCAAGGATGATGGGCGTAGTGCTACTACGTTTAGAAATGTAATGCGTATGGATGGCATTGAAGATAAAAAGAAGCGTGAAGCATTTGAAGACTTCTTTGGCGCATTTAATCCAAAAGTATATAACTTTGTAAAAGGAAAATTAAATGGCAGTCAGTAATACATCAAGAGCCAAGCTCACACTTTCTTCCGGAAGCCTTCGAAGAGAAGGTCCACCCGGTAGTAGTGGCGCATCAAGACCAAATAATTTTTACTTTGGCGGGCCTGCTAAAAGTCTTCAAAATACAAATGGTATTGTATTTGCTAATCAACCAGATATTATTTTTGGTCAATCAGTAAATCAATCTCCAATTAATTTAACACATACTAACTATACAACATACGCATATGGCGGAACACCTAGCGCAACTCTACAAGTAACAGCACAATTTAGTAATGTTACTGAAGAAGAACATTTATACACACAAGGGGTTATCCACTTCTTACGTAGTGTAACAAAAATGTATTATGGTTTAAACGAAGGCGGTAATGCGCCAGCTGGTACTCCTCCGCCTGTGTTAAAGTTTAGTGCTTTTGGTACTAACCAATTTCATGAAGTACCAGTTTTAGTTGGAGGCTTTAACGTACCATACCAAAGTGATACTGATCTAGTTGAAGTAGGAGGGCAAGCATTACCAGCACTACAAACTATTGCCCTGGACTTACTAGTAACAGTTAATCCAGCTAAACAGAAGAAAAATTTTAGTAAATCAAAATTTGTTACAGGTAGTTTATATCGAGAAGGATTTATTTAATGAGAGCAAAATATTCAAGTACAAGTAACTATTCAGAGACCACACAAAACAAAAAATACTTAGAACAATATAGACCTAGGTATACAACTAGCAATTTATCAGCTGATGTAAAAAAAATTAAAGTAGGTAATCGTTATCATAGACGACCTGATTTGCTTGCTTTTGAGTTATATGGAAGTAGTAGATTTTGGTGGGTATTTACGCATTACAATCGTGACTTACTAAAGGATCCAATTAATGATTTTGTTTCTGGGATTACAATTAACATACCAAAGAAACAAAGTGACGTTAGGATTTAATTAATGACAACACCATCATTTGAAACACAACTTAGTTTCATTAACTATGAAATGGGAACTGGCGACGGCGGCAACGTTGCTGGTCTTTTTAGAAATTCCCCTAACATGACAGTTAGTGAAGCGTCACGAACGTTTGAAAGAAAATACGAACGACCAAAGGGTGGATCTACAACTACAAGAGTTAATAATGCTATTAGAGTATTTAATGCTGGTGGCCAAGGCATTAGTCCTAGAGCTGATCAAGCATATTCATATTTTAGAAGTCAAGGATGGACATCAGCACAAGCATCAGGTATTGTGGGAAATTTAATACATGAAAGTGGATCTGATAGCTTGCCGTCAAATGCTCGTAACCCTGGTGATGGCACTGATGGATCCGACAGTATTGGTATTGCTCAGTGGAATAGCACTAGAGCACAAAACTTATTAAATTGGGACGGCACAGCAATAATTCCATCAGAAGATTTTGTACCTGATCCAGAAAATGATGTACTACCAAATGAAGTAGAAATAGTAGATAGTCCAGAATCTGCGGCAGAAGCAGTAACTGGAGAAGAAAGTGTAGGCTTCGGTCAAAGTTATTATCAAGATAATGTTTTAAATGAGTTTGATTCTTATACATATAATTGGGCAATACACATGATACATCCGCAAACAGCCCAAAAGATGGAAGACAATATTACAGACGGAACGTTTGTTACACTTGCGCAAACTGGTGTTGAAAACGAACTTAGTATTGAAGCAGTAACACACCAAATTACAACTACATTTGATAGAGGTAATTTTAGAGAAGCAGCTGGCAATAGCTTTCAAATAACACTACAAGAAGCAAATGGATTCACTTATTTTAATCGTATCAAAAAAGCATGTCAACGACTAGAAGTTCAATCAGTAACTGACATTGTTTTACTATTAGAGTTAAACTTTCGTGGCTGGAATCAAGATGGTTCAACTATACCTGCTGGCAATAATCAACAAAGTAGTCTAGGCCCTTTTTACTATAATTGTGTAGTCTCAAAAGTAGATGTTAAACATGAAGTTGGAATATCAACTTATACACTATCTCTTCAAGGATTACCGTCAAAAGCATTTAATCGGATGGTATTATACTTTAAAAGCGAAGTTATAGTAGAAGCTTCGACTTTTGGTGAATTTCTAGAAGAGTTACAGACCGATTATAATAAACAAGTTCGAAAACAAACTAATGATTCTCCAGGTGTAGTTGTACCAGACGAATATTATTTTGAATGTGAAGACGAAGATTGGAAAAACTGGAAATTTGATATTCCAGATCCTGAAGCTGCTCGTAATATCACATCAAGTAGCGCATCAGGTCTTACACAATTTAAATTTCCAAAAGGTTCATCAATGTCAGATGCAATCGCACAAGTACTGATGCACACTAGAGAATTTAAACGACTACCAACAGCAAATAGTGGATTTGCTAAAGAAATGCCTGATGAGATGCCTGAAGCTGGAAAGATGGCAGATTTACTTAACTGGTTTACTTTTAAAACAGATGTAACATTCGGAGTGTTTGATCAAGATGCGCAAAAGTATCAACAAAAGTTTACATATAAAATAGCACCTTATATAACACCAGAGGCAGTACATGATACAACAAGTTATACAGAATTATATACAGACAAAGTTAAAGGAACAAAACGACTAAACAAGATTTTGTCAAACGGATTAATGAAAAAACGTTATGATTACACTTATACTGGTTTAAATACTGAAATCTATAACTTAGACATGACATTTAATAACTCGTATTTTGTTCTTCAAGCTATGAACAGTGGAATATTAACTGACTCTTCTGGATATGTTGGTGGACAAGGGGAAGTTGTAGAAAGTAAAAATAATGCTGCTCAGATTAAACGTGATTTGGCACGTATAAATTCTGATATAGACGACGCTAACGAAAAAATAGCTGCGTTACAAATGGAAGGAGCTTCTTGGTATGGGACGTTTGGAGGATTGGAGAGAAAACGCTGGGATGCATTGGAACAAGTTGAACAACAAAAACTTGATGATTTAGAATTTCTTCGTGGAAGTATGGAGAAAAGTCTTGAGATTGTAAATACTATAACAGAAAAAGCAGTACAAAAAGTTCTAGATCAAGGCGTAGGTGTAACTAATCTTGATAAACCTAAAAAACAGTATATCACACAAACTGACTTATATTCTAAAAACTCACTAACCTCAACACTTGAAGATAGAAAAACTGAATTAACATTTAATTATAAAACTCCCGAGGGAGCATTGGCAGTTGATGGGTCAGATAATAGTACTAATATTGGGTCAGCAATGTTAGGAGCATTAGAACTTAATTTACTTGCTACCAGTGATATGACTGAAATTGATATGCAAGTACGTGGAGATCCTTATTGGTTAGGTAGACCACAAGGATCTCTTGCTAATAATAGCGGCCAAGCAAATTATGATTTAGGAGGTCTTGGATTTTTCTTAAATGCTCGTTTTCCAACGTATGAGGATGAATCCGGATTATCCAAAGAAATAACTGATTTTCAAATGACGTCAGTTTACAGAGTTACATCTGTACAAGCATCATATATGTCTGGAGAATTTAAAATGCTATTGCAAGCATTTAGAGACCCGATGATAAATGCGTCACAATTGTATGATCAATTAGATAAAGGAAAAGAAGTTGGCTAATCACAGATTTACAGGAAATGATTATAGATCAAATAATACACCTGAAAACTATAAACAAGGGCTTAATGGAATAGCAGGTCAGTACGGTGTGTATACTGCTATAGTAGTAGACAATGCTGATCCTGATTATCAAGGTCATATTTGGGTTGATATAATTACTAGTGAAAGACGAAATGAAGATAAATCTACAAGAAAAGACCGACACAAATTTAGTAAAATAAGAACAATGAGTCCATTTGGTGGATCAATTGGTGGAGACGATGCCACAGTTACATATGGTGCAACGTTCCCTCCACCAGCAATACACACTGAAGTGCTAGTTGCGTTTACTGATTTGGATAGTGTTGGTTATATGTTAGGTGTTTTAGCACCACCAGGAAAAAATAGTAGTGTGCCAGGGTTGCCAGCTAGTCAAGTTGATAATGGAGATATTGGGCCAAGTATAGATCCAGGAAAACAAAATAAAAATACAAGACCACGACATCCAGTCGCAAATGCTGTTGCTGAACAAGGAACATCTTTAGATCCAATACGTGGTGTCGGCAGTAGTGGCGGCAGGAGAGAATCACCAAGTAACGTAGCAGGATTTTTAACACCTGCAGGACACAGTTTTGTAATGGACGATGGTACTGTTGCTGCCAGAGGGGATGAAAACTGTGTTCCAGATCAATCACGTGAAGAAGGTGAAAATAACTTAGTAAGATTACGAAGTGCTGGTGGCGCACAAATGCTGTTCAATGACAGTGCTGGTATTGTTTATATAACAAACCAAAAAGGTACGAGTTGGATGCAAATGGATAGCGATGGTAATGTTGATGTATATGCGGCAGGTAGTGTAAGCTATCACGCAGAAAAAGATTTTAACTTTTATGCAACTGGCGACATTAATATGGATGCTGATACGTTTAATATTAAAGCTAGAGGTGCTGCAGGAATACAAGCAGAAACAGCCACAGGACCAATTGAATTTAAATCAAATAAAGATATACGATTAACTACTGACCTAAACTTGCAACTCAAAGCTACTGGCTTTGGTAGAATTAGTACTGACGGTATGTTAGACTTAAACGGCCCGCCAGCATCTGCAGCTGTTGGACCAACAAGTGGAAGTTTAAGTGTAAACCGAGGTGTAAAAGAAAGTATTAACCCAAGAGTACCAGAACATGAGCCTTGGGGTGGACACAGCGCACAAGGCAATAAAGTTGCATGCCAAGCACCAGCAAATTCACAATCTGCTACTGATTATGATTTAAGTAATGTACCTGCTAGTACAACGCCATCAGCATCTACTGCTAGACGCAATAGGAACCGTGCACAATGACAACATTATCTAAAATAAATGATAAATTTAAAACTTCATGGGATGAATTTATAGTTAAGGATCAAGATGCGTTGGATACTCAATTTGATATTGCTAACATCAGCGCAAGTGAAAAACTAAAACTAGTAGCTCTTAATATGGGACGCTATAGCGGTTATGATGGTTTTGGATATGACATTGGAAACGCTAGCCGTGGCATTACTGAGCAAGAAGCATTTAACATATGGAATCAAGATTTTCAAAAGCGACAGCGTACTCTTATCAAACAACTGAGTAGTTTTAACATTAAAACAATATCACAACCAGCCTTTGATGGATTGTTACTATACTACATTATTAATGGAAATGTTCTAACAGTATTGGCATTTGAAGGACACTATGAATTACGTGATTATGTAGTCAACAAAGATTGGGATACTGTTGCTAGTATGATTAAACGTAGTAACTTTAATAGACAGTTTTGCAGCACTGCCAGTAGTATAATTAAACTATCTGACTATGGTAAATCAAAAACAAGAACTTGGATGCGTCAAAATGGCATATTTGAAATGCGTGATAAAAACGAAATCAATGCGCTGGGTGTTAGTGAATTAGAACGAGCTCGTTTCGCATATTATGCTGAAACACAGAAATTTTTACCCAACATGCCTGAAGGTATTAAGCGAGATATTATTAGACGTTATGACCAAACAACTGTTGTTGAAAACTTCACATATAGTACTACTAATGTCTTTACAATAGCAGATAGTCCTAGTATGGAACCAGTAGAAAAACTTAGAGTAGAAGTAAATGGTGAAGCAATCCAGCATTATTTTGACTTTACTTTACTTAATAACGTTATTACTATAACTAAATCTTTAAAAACTGATGATATTGTACGATTTACCACTAAAATCTAAAACGTAGCAGTTAATTTTGCTATAAATATCAGTATGGTTACATATATTGGATACAGCACAATTGACAAGAAAACGATTGATACAGTTCTTACTGACAAGGACTTAGCACTTCGTGACTTGATGAATCACTTTTATACTCGTCGTGGAGAGCGTGTAATGAATCCAGAATTTGGATCGATATTACATGAGTTAGTATTTGATCCACTTGACGCAAGAACAGAAATGCTTGCTGAAGATGATGTACAAAAAATTATCAACAGTGATCCAAGATGGATCTTTGAAGATTTAAATTTAACTAAACCAGTAGATCACCAACTTGATATACGCATAAGACTTATCTACGATGACACTGGTACAGCAGAAGAACTATATTTAACATATACAAGTGAGACAACATAATGGCACAGGGCGCAAGACAGAGCAGTTTATTTGCAGCTGAAGATTTTAGTGTAGTGTATGAAAGTTTTGCGCAAGCAAACTTCCAAGCATACGACTTTGACACTATTAAGAACGCAATGGTAGAGTATATAGATACCAACTACCCAGAAAACTACAATGACTGGATTAGTTCAAGTGAGTTTACAAGTTTAATTGAACTTATGGCATTTATGGGACACAACTTAGCGTTCCGTAATGACCTTAACTCACGTGAAAATTATCTAAGTACAGCAGAACGCAGAGATAGCGCCCTCCGCATTGCTGAATTTTTAGGTTACAATCCAACACGTAATGTAGTAGCTAATGGTTATTTAAAAATTGACAGTATCAAAACAACTGAAACAGTATACGATGTAGACGGAAACAGTCTTGCGAATGTTGACTTACAGTTTGAAGATGTTAGTGATCCATCTACATATCAAAACTTTGTTACTATTATGAATAGTATTTTTATTAGTAGTAACCAATTTGGCACACCATATAGTAAATTTACTCGTGATGGTATTACAAATGAAATTTACAGAACAAAGAGTACAAACGCAGAGCCATCAAAAGAATTTAATGGAAGTATTAGTGGAAGTCGAGCAACATTTGGCGCACATAGTGTATACTATAACAGTATGTTAAATGTACTAGAAGAAAGATACCCTGATCCATATACATCATTAGACTTACTTTATAGAAATGACAACGGCGGATTTAGTTCACCAGACACAGGATTTTTCCTAGGATTTAAACAAGGTACGTTAAACTATATAGATTTTAATATAACTAACAGTGTCCCTAGTTTAGTACTTGACATCAATGATACAAATATCGCAAACGGAAATATCTGGGTACAAACAATTGATGAAATAGGTTCACCATTGACACAATGGATGTCAGTCGATAGACTATATGGTCTAAATGCTATCTATAATAATATTGAGAATAATAATCGTAATATCTTTACAGTATCAAGTAGAGAGAACGATGGTATTAGTATTGTGTTTGGTGATGGATTATTTGGCAATATACCAAATGGTATTATACGTGTTTGGTATCGTACAGGATTAAATCGTAGTTATGCTCTTAATCCTGAAAGTTTTGGATCAACAACGTATAATTTTGACTATCTAGGTAGTGATGGAAATACATACACAGCAACACTTAGAGCAAGTTTAAAATCAATTGTTAATAACAGTAGTCAACGTGAAAGTTTACAAAGTATTAAAGACAATGCTGGTAGATTCTATAGTACACAGGATAGACTTGTTACAGCAGAAGATTATAGTATTTTTCCATTAACAGTAAGCGAAAACATTAAAAAGATTAAGAGTATCAACCGTGTACACAGTGGACACAGTCGTTTCAGAGAATTTAATGATCCAACTGGAACATATAGTGACGCAATAAACTTTTTGGATGATGGGTATCTATACCGTGATGATATAGCATCACGTAACATTATTAGTTTACCATCAAACTTAAACAGTGAGCAAACATACAGTAGATATATTACTCCTTTATTGGATAATCCAGAAGTCAAGAACTTCTTTTATGATAGACAGTATTATGGACCAAGTGGTGCGTATGCTCCAGCTGATCAATATACTGATACAACTTCTAATATTACTTACTATAATGCTGATGGTAGTGCGCTAAACACATTACGTTGGAATCAATCAACTAAAGGTGCGAATACTAGTAGTGGTTATATTACAAATGATACTGGTATTGTACAAAGAATAAATGAAAATGGTACCACTCCATTAAACAAACTTAAAATTAATTCACTAGTTGAATATATAACATCACCAT